GTAACCATGAGGAGAACTTTATGCGCAAAAACCTTTTGATGATCCTACTTTGTTTTTCGTCAAGTATATTAGCTGACGTCCTTCCAAGTTGTGATCATGTTGAGGCTATGAACTGTAAGTTCAACTCTCCAGCGACCTGCTGCTGTGTAAACGGCGACAGGGCTAACTGCGTCTGCTACATTGTGAAATGTAGGGGCGCTCGCTGGGTGGTTGCTGAATCGAGTAGGTTTGATCGTAGAAACGATCAGTCAGTGATTTACTCACCGACGAACGGAGATTAATATGGAAAAGCTTACCTACAAGGGAGTTGTTGTCAATAACACAGGTCAGCACTTTGTCCAGTTTCAACGTCGGGCCAATCGGAATATTTCCGGTTGTTCAGGTGCTGAAGGATATCATGCTGATGTCTATGTTGGTGACTTCCTCTCTCATAAGTACTTGCTCAACCGTATAGAGTATAAAAACTCTATCTCCGACCCTAACTGGCATAGTCAAAAAACTGCGACTATGAGATACAAGAAGGCCAAGAAAATTGACCTGAATGTTTATCTAAGGGTACCAGTAAAGCCTGTCTTTAAGCCTCCTAAGAGGTTTCCTAAGTTCGCTAGGCCGCTTCGAGTCGATTATATCGTTCCCGTGCGTGTCCCGAAACCCCTTTTACAAGGGGCAGCTGAGACTCCTTTTCATTTTGAGACGCGAAAGCGTATTCAATTGGAGAGGTGGTATCAGCAGGACTTAAGTAAACAGCGCCGTATGCTCGAGTTATTCTACGAGCGCACGCGTCGTTATGACAGTTTAGCCAAAAGCTTGGAGTCCCATTACCAAGACTATCTTAAGACTTATCTCAAGAGATTGTCGAAGTATGAATGGCTCTTGCTGCGGTTAGAGCGTAGGCGTGAGATTGTTAAAACATGGCAGTCTCGCCGTTCTACGCGCTTTTTTCGTCCTGCTGGTGTTCTCCCCGATCATCCCTATACTAGAGAGATCTTTTATGCGGCTGACGGGAGCGATATCACCTTCAATAAGTGGTATCGATATGGATGGAACCATGTTCTAGACATGTATAACACCGGACCTACAAATAACGCTTACTACGGAACTAACGTATTCGAAACATACGGACCTAATTCTTATGTATATGGTCTCGGATGGGTCGAAGTTGGTTTTCCGTCAGGTTCGATCCGTGAGGATCTTATTAAAGCGTCTATTCAGGACGAACAAACGTTCATTGACTATCTCCTCGACGAAGAAATTCGTCGGCTTGATGATAAGCAACTCGTAAAACTTCACGGGAAGATTAAAAATCAAGATTTGCATATTGCAAATATAGTCGCTGAGCGTGCGCAAACTCTGAGTATGTTTCGTGATGCTTGTGAACGCCTGCTAGAAATAGCAAGTGGGAAGAAGCGAATCGCTGCTGCACTCGGAGCTTTTCTAAGTAACCCTCGCAAGATTGCTAATGATTTTCTAGCTTTCAAGTTCGGGGTTGAGCCTTTATTGTCTGACGTCTATTCTCTGGGTCAAAAACTCGGTGAGTACGATGTTGGCATTAAAGATTCTTTCAGTATTCGCGTTAATGGTACCGATAACATCGACAAAGTTGTTAGCGATGCCTTTGGTACCTACCGCATCGTAGGCTCAATGGAGATTTCCTATTCCGTCAAGCTTTCGATTACTGATAACTTATTGCGCCAACTGGGTACTCTCGGCTTAGTAAATCCTGCCGAGATCGCCTGGGAGATGATGCCATGGTCGTTCGTCATAGATTGGTTTCTCCCTGTCGGTAAGTGGATCGGAAACCTCACTTCATTTGTGGGGCTCGAGATTACCTCCGGCACAAGAAAGATCAAAATGACTTATACCAAGACTCGTCTTTCTCCAGTACCAAACACTCCTCAGGTTTTAATCTGTTGGAGTGGTGGCAATACTACATGCGGTTCAATCGAGTCGGACTATTTACGAGAAAGCAAAAGGCGGACTGTATTTACTAGTCTTCCAGAGCTTGAATTACCTCGTGTTAAGAATCCGTTTTCCTGGACCCACAACCTCGAGGCTTTGGCTCTGGTTTGCCAAAAGCTTTTTAAATAAACGAAAACAAGGAGTACAACAATGCCTGCAATCGTCCCAATCGTGGTGGAAACCACTCAAGAGCCTACAACGCAGTTCACCTTTAACCCGCAAGAAATTCGCGGGGATCTCGCTGTGTTCCGTGCCCAAATGACAGACTTTCCTGTGGGGGATGCAATCCTCACAACAAGTCTGACACGCAGCACGAAGCAGAACAAAGCAAATAAGGTGCGTATCCGTGTTGTGATTCCCCGCATGGTCAAAGATAGTCTCGGTGCAGATACTAGCGCCGTAGACCATTCAGATTTTGCGGATATCACGTTCAGTTTGTCCGATCTCAGCTCGAGCGGCCAACGACAAGACCTGACCGATTGTATGGTCGGCGTTATTGCCGTTGTCGCGCCCGAGCTGGTTGCTGAACTGAACAAGTACTACTGATTTCCAGTAGTACTAACACTTTTGTCTCTTAATTCTTAGAGGCAATTTAGATACGAGGTCTTTATGCATAAGCAAAAGTTACCTGGCAGAAACTGCAAGAAGCCTGCCCTGCACGAATTACTGGCTCTTCACCGTAGTTCACGGCTACCGACTGTCCAAAAGGACATGTTAGTTGAGCTATTCTACATCTCTCTCGACACTCCCGTGAGTCTTTCATGCTATTTGATGTATAAGCATGGTGAATTCACACAGTTGGTCGAAAAAGAGGTCCGTCCGTCTGATTATTTAGATGGTCTGTCCTTTCGAGATGACTTTGCAGCTGTGAGTTTCTTAAGAAAGAATGCGTCCTTAAAAACGACGCATAATAAGAAGCTCAACGCTCTGAACAGCTTTAATCAAGCTGAACAGATCTGCAAGGGTGTTAATGATCGTTTTAGGAAGCAAGCTTCACGCGACGAACTTGAAGTCGGTGACTACGCTGTTCTGAAAAGAACTCGTAGGAAAATAGCCCAGATCCTTGGTGATTTTGACATAGATTCGGTACTCAGCATGTGTAGCTGGGGACCTGGCTCCACTCTCTTGATGAAAGGGAGTGCTGTCTCGTCTTCACACAAGTTTGACATCGAGTCAGAAATGACCTCCGATGCGTACGACCTGTTCCATGATGTCATGCTTGCGGCTTATCCCACCTGGGAGAAGCTTCGTAGTGTGCATTGTGTACCAGGTAACAAAATTGTCACAGTCCCTAAAAACGCTAAAACAGATCGCACGATCGCTATCGAGCCAGGTTTAAACACCTGGATACAACTCGGTATTGGTCGTCTTATGCGTAAGCGTCTCAGGTCGTCTGGCTTCAATCTCGATAGTGACTTGAAAAATCAAAGATCTGCCTATATAGGTTCGATCGATGACTATCTTGCTACTATTGACTTTAAAGCTGCGTCAGATACTATTAGCCTTGAGGTGGTTAGATATTTATTGCCACCAACTTGGTTTTCTGTACTTGATTCAGCTCGAAGTCACTACTACAACCTGTACGGCCAAATCCATTTGTCGGAGAAATTTTCGACTATGGGTAATGGCTTTACATTTGAGCTTGAGAGTTTGATCTTTTGTGCTCTGGGCATATCACTATGTCAAGAGAATCACTTGGATGCTTCCTCTGTCTCAATATTCGGGGACGATTTAATCGTTCCAGGAATAGTTGTAGCGCAATTAAATCGTCTATGTAATCACCTTGGCTTCACTATTAATACACTCAAAAGCTACTCGAGTGGACCTTTTCGTGAATCTTGCGGTTGTTACTTTTTTGACGGTTTGGATGTGAAACCTTTCTTTTTAAAGAAGGATCCTATCTACATCAAAGACCTTTACAGGTTCGCAAATAGTACTAGACTACTGTCTCACCGCCGTAATTCATACGTCGGATGTGATGGTAGATTTCGTACATTATGGAAGCAAACAGTTAACTTAGTACCTCTACCCTTGCGGGTATTTGGTCCTTTGTCTTCTGGAGATGCTACCATCCATAGCAATCTTACTGATTGCATTGGTGCACGCATCAGAAAGGATGGCTGGGAAGGTTTTAACTTCCCAGGTTTTCCTACTGTTGCGATTGATGTCGAGCGGAGTAGTCATGGACTTTTATTGTCCAGGCTACACACACCATCCCGAGACCTATCCTACGGGAATTTGGTCTCGTTGCGAGCGAAAACGAAAATCCTCTATAAAAAGAGAATGTTCGTTGCACTGTGG